GAATGTAGGACGCTCGTATCTAAGAGAACAGAAGCAAATTAAGCTTATTCCATTAAACACCGTTAGCCACGTAAACGAAAATGAGGCCAGGAGGCCTCAAATCCGGTCCTTGGCGATCGCCCATAGGGCGAGCGCCAAGGATAGGGCGAGGGCGAGCTCAGGCATGCCGAGCGCCCGCGCCGTGAGCCAGGATAGCGACATTGGCGCGCGCCTTTGACGACGTCCCGCCGCATGCCTTGCAGAGCGCGCAAGTTGTCTTGTAACCCGCCTCCTTTGATGCGGGACAAACGATTTCGCGTGGCTCGAGTGCTTCGCCCTGGCGACGCACACGAAATGTGCGGTAACCTAGCGCGGCGGCGAACGCCGCATCGGCCGGCGTCTCGACGCTGGCCATAACGAGCCTTGTCCATTCGCGCGGCGCTGTTTGCCAGTTGTGGATATAGCCAGTATGTGCGGCTGATTTGGAAAGCGCGACTTGCCAGATGGAATAGGGCGCAGCTGAGGGATTGCCATAGGCGCCGAGCCTAACGCGGCGGCCGGCGAAGAGCTCGGCGAGCTCTTGTGGTGTGGCGCGCTGATAGATGCCACGTCGATAAGCATCATAGACTGAGCGCGGCGCTTGCCATGTGGAAACGTAGCAGGCGCGATTCACATTGCGACCATTGGCGATCGTCCCGCGCAATGGGCAATCTCCGCATACACTCTTATCCTGGCCCGTGTGGATAGCGATTGATGGCGCAACGTCAGCGCGCATAATCCATGTTTGGATCATATCGCCAGTTTTGGTGTTGTCTGATTTGTTGCTCAGGTTTGTAGCGATAACCACAATGGGAGCGCCGTCGATAAGAGACGGGCCCTCGTACATGATAACAGCATTGGCCATGGCGTGACCTTTCCGCGCTTGATTGCGCGCCATGGCCAGCCACAATGTGTGACTGGCCCTAGCTCGCGATCAGCGCACGATGAATTGATGACGGATGGCGAGATAGGCTTGATCGTAAGCCGCGCGGGCGGTCTGACGATCAGCGATGGTCTCTAGCGTCAGCATGCGGCGCGTGTGGTCATAGTGGAATTTAAACTCTTCGCTTTGGTCGTTATTCATGGCGCGGGCGGCCTTGCGCCCTGCGTCTTGATAGATGGCGATGTTGTTCAGCATGGCGTTAGCTCCATAGGCGCGACGCGCGCCAATGGCCAACATAGTCCTATTCGGTGTCCTAGTCAAGAGGCCTTAACGCCATTCGCCGATCGCCAGCGCGGCTCGCCGACCGGCCTCGCGTCGCCCGCCGACCTCGAGCCGCCTCGCCTCGCCGCGAGCGCCGGCGGCCTCGCCATCAATCCACACCCCATCTTGTGTTAATGCGTGAGAGTTAATGTGCTGCTGCTGCAGCGGCGCGCGAGCGCCTCGGCGAACAACTCATTGTTGGAGTGTATTGGGCGCGCGGCCTCGAGCCCCCCTCCACCACCCTTTCGTAGGTCCGGAGCCGGGGGTGTCCCCCGCCCATCAATCTGCTAAAATAATAAAACAACCCAAAAAGGGATAACCATGTCCGACATGGACGAAGAGTTTCTTCCTCTTCCGCACTTCCCCTATGATGAGCGCCCCGCCACGACTCCGCTTGAGATTGAGGAATGCGCCACCGCGCTTTACCTCGTCCAGGGCGACACCGATGCGGCGGCCGAGCGTCTCAAGGTTCATCCGCTGCGGCTGCAGCGTGCAATCGATCGCAGTCCTCGGCTGCAACGGCTGCACCGAGAGCTGGCCTCTCTCATGAACAATCGGGTGCTCGTGGAGTATAAGCGCGCCTTCCAAGAGGAAGACGCGCGTCGCCGGGAGTGGGCCGCCAGCAAGCTTGCCCAGACCGCGCAGTTTCAATCCCACCCGCTCGCCCCCTCCAATCAATCCCAACCGCAGCTCACCCTTGCTGGCCCGACGCGCATTGTCATAAGCTGGGATGATGGAAGCGACCCTCCTCTCCTCTCCGGACCAGACCAGGGTTAAGATCCCTTACCGTCCGCGGCCGCATTTCATTCCGCTGCATGACAGCGACAAGCGGTGGATGTTCGTGGTGGCGCATCGGCGCGCCGGCAAGACGGTGGCGTTGGTCAATCAGCTGATCCGCGCCGCCAACCTCAACCCCCGGGCCACCCCGCCGCCCAGATACGCCTATATCGGGCCCAGCTTCGATGCGGCGAAGGATCTGGTTTGGGGGTATCTCAAGCACTACACCCAAGGCATTCCCGGCATTCACTACATGGAGGGCGAGCTCAGTGTCACGCTTCCGAACGGGGCCCAGATCCGGCTTTATGGCGGCGCTTTGGCTTACGAGCGCATGCGCGGCATCTATCTCGACGGGGCTGTCCTCGACGAGTACCCGCTTCTCCATCCCAACGCCTTCACCAGCGTCGTCCGACCTTGTTTGGCGGATTACCGGGGTTTCGCCATTGTGTCGGGAACCGCTGCCGGCGAGGACCATTTCCACGCCCTTAAGTTGAGGGCCGACGACGATCCGAACTGGGATGTGTTCGACATTCCGGTGACCGCCACCGGGACATCCGCGCTCAACCCGGACGAGGTCGAGGAGATGCGTTCGGACATGAGCCCGGACGAGTTCGCGCGCGAGATGCTGTGCTCGTTCGCCGCGCCGGTCGAGGGGGCGTATTACCAGGAGGCGCTCAACGCGCTTCAGCTGCAGAAGCGGGTGGCCCGCGTCCCTGTCGACTTGAACGCCAGCGTCGTCACCGCCTGGGATCTCGGGATCCGGCATTTGCAGGTGATTTGGCTATTCCAGATTGCCGGCCGCGAGCTGCATTGGATCGACTACATCGAGGGCAAGGGCAAGAAGCTTTCCCATTATGTCGATCTGCTGGCGTTGAAGGCCAAGACTGGGGGTTTCGAGTATCGGGCTCATTTGCTGCCCCATGACGTCGAGGTCAAGGAATTGACCACCGGCTTCAGCCGCCGCCATGAGCTTACCAGTCTGCTCAAGGAGCCGGTGATTACGGTTCCCAACCACTCGACCGAGGACGGCATCACTGCGACGCGCGGTTGCCTGGGGGTAAGCTGGTTCGACGAGGAAGCGACCCGCAAGGGGCTCGCTCGGTTGCGCTCGTATCGCCGCGGCAAGCATGGCCAGGCTGTCTCCGACGAGGCCGAGGACGCGGCGGATGCATTTCGCACCGGTTGTGTAGGACTGCCGTTGATTTCCGGCGGGTTCAATGCCAAGCATGGCGGCGCGGGGCGGCTGCGTCGGCGGTTGAGGGGCTTGGTGTGATGGACATTGGCGTGGCGGTCGAGGCGCTTCGGGCGGGCGACAAGGTTCGGCGCGCCGGCTGGAACGGCAAGGGCATGTGGCTCGAGCTGCAGAACCCCGACGAGCACTCCAAGATGACGCTGCCCTATGTTTTCATGTCGACGGCGCAGGGCGACCTGGTGCCGTGGCTATGCAGCCAGACCGACCTGCTGGCGACCGACTGGGAGATTGTGGATTGAGCGACGATCGAGAGCTGACCTTTGGCGAGCGCGCCGTGGGGCTGACCTTCAACCCGAGCGGCGATCCGACCGTGCTCGACTTGAAACAAAAGGCCGCCGCGTTCATCGACGCCTGCAACACGATGCGAAACGCCGCCACCGACCCCGAGGTCAAGCGCCAGTATTCGATTGCCATCACCGAGGCGCAGACCGCGCAGATGTGGTGCGTAAAGGCCGCAACATGGCGGACGTGATGCCCAAGGGAGCCGAAAAAGTGACGAAAAGCCTGGATCTGTTGGTCGAGCTCGACGAGCCCGAGTCCTTCGTGCGCGAGGCGATCAAGGCGATCGAGGCCAACTCCAGCGATCGCTGGAAGCCGGTGTTGACGACGCTGCAAACGCTCGAGACGGCGCTCGCGGCGGCGAACGAGCCGAAGGCGAAGACCCATGATCGATCCGAACCTCAACCCTGACTTCAATCCCGATCTCCACCGGCCGATCCCGCCGCCGGTCGAGCCGGTGGTTCCGGAACCGGAAGAGCCGCTCTACGACCGCAAGACATTCTTCGATGCGGTGCGCGCCAATCCGTTCCAGGGCAACCTGACCCAGAGCCAGGTCGACGGGATGGAGTACCTGCTCGGGATGTGGGAGAAGCACTTCGCTCCCAACAATCCGAACGATGGGACGATGTGGCTCGCCTACTGCCTGGCGACCGCCTACCACGAGACGGCAGCGACGATGCAGCCGATCGCCGAGTACGGCGAGGGCGCTGGCCACAGCTACGGCGAGCCTGCGGGCCCGTATGGCAATTGCTACTATGGCCGCGGCTACGTCCAACTGACGTGGGAGGAGAACTACGCCAAGGGCGAAGATATCCTGCGCGACAAATACGCCCATCCGGCGTGCGAGATCCACCAGTTCCCCGACAAGCTGTTGGAGGAGCCCGAGGCGTCGGCGTTGATCCTGTTTGACGGCTCGGTCTACGGCTGGTTCACCGGCGCGAGCCTGCAGCAATATTTCATCAAGTCGCAAGGGATCGAGGACGCCTACAACGCCCGCCGCGTGATCAACGGCACGGACAAGGCGGACCTGATCAAAGGCTACTACAACGCCTTCAAGGCCGCGCTGACATGACGATGGAGCGGATCTTCTCGCACTTCAAAGACAGCGAAGGTCCACGCGACGCCGCCTACGATCCGAGCAATCCCGAAAGCTATGAGACCTACATCAAAGCGATGATGGGCGACGCGCGCGACTACGAGGAGGCTTTCCTTTCCGTCGACCGCAATCATGCGCAGCTCTACTATTACGGCTACGAGCCTTGGATCGGGCCCTATAATCCCGGCAGCCCCTACATCGGCGAGGATCCCAACGCCACGCTGGGCGAAATTCTTAACAAGGACAACACCAATCAGCCCAACCGCAGCACGTTTGTTTCGACTGACGTTCGCGATGCGGTGATGATGATGCTACCGAGCCTGGTGCGGCTTTTTGGCGCATCGGAGGCTCCCGTGGCGCTCGTTCCGCGCAGCGAGGCCGAGGTCGACACCTCGGAGCAGGCGACTGATTACGTCAATTACACGTTCTGGAACGACAACCCGGGATTTTTGATCCTTTACGGCGCGATCAAGGATGCGCTGACTGTCAAGGCGGGGTTCGTGAAATGGTGGAGCGACACCGAGACGGAAAAACAGACCAAAACGTTCGAGAATATCGGCGACGAGCAGATCCAGATGCTCACGATGGAGGATCCGAGCGCCAAGGTGGTGGACAAGGGCAACCCGATTCCAAGTGGGATGCCGACGCCGCCCTCGCCGCCTCCCGCGGCTTCGCCGCCGCCTGGCGGGCCGCCTATGCCGAGCTCTGCGCCGCTGGGAGCGCCGCCGTCTCCATTTCCTTCATCAATGGGCGCCTTGTCTGGACCCATGTCGCCGGCTGGTCCGCCTCCGCCCCCGCCGACGATCTACGACAGGGTGGTCATCCAGTTTGAGAAGTCGAAGCCGCTGATCAAGGTCGCCGGCGTGCCGCCGGAAGAGATGCGGCTCGACCGCTACGCCAGAACCTTCAAAGACTCACGCATCGTCGGCCATGAGCGAATTGTCCCAGTCGACCAGCTGGTGGCGATGGGCTACGACCGCGAGCTCTGCCTCGAGCACATTCAGACGTCGGAGAGCGCGTTCACCACCGAGCCGCAGCTGCGCAATCCCGGTCGGTTCATGGGCACGCGGCTTGGCGACGGGGTGAAATACGGCGAGTGGTACATCAAGATCGATCGTGACGGCGACGGTTTCCCCGAGCTGCGTTACATCTGCACTTTCGGCGAAGATCGGGAGATTGTGGGCGACGAGGACGCGAACCGGATCAAGTTCGCGATGTTTTCTTGCGATCCGATCAGCCACACGATCATCGGCGACAGCCTGGCTGATTATACCGAGGACATCCAGCGCATCAAAACCAACATAATGCGGGCGATCCTCGACTCGGCGGCCGAGAGCATCAACCCGAAGACAGTGATCAACGAGCTGACGGTCGATGTCGACGACGCGCTCAACGACGATTTGGGCGCCGTCATCCGCACTCGCGGCGATCCGGCCAATTCAGTGATGTTCACCAATACGCCGTTCCTCGGCCAGGCGGCGCTGCCGGTAGTGGCGATGCTGAACGAAGTCCTGCAGTGCCGAACGGGCCTGAGCGATGCAGCGAAGGGTCTCGACCCCAAGGCTCTGCAATCGTCGACGATGATTGGGGTTGAGGCCGTGATCAACGGCGCGCAGGAACGCACCGAGCTCGTCGCCCGCGTTCTATGCGAGACCGGGTTCAAGGATTTGTTCACCGGCCTCTACAACGAGATTTGCGAGAACCCAAACCAAAAGCGGACGCTGAAGATCCGCGGCAAGTTCGTCCCTTACGACACCGGCACGTTTGACGCTTCGATGGCGGTCG